AGTGGGGCGGCGATGTCTTCATCCGCGTCATGAGCGTGGGCGAGCGTGACTCGTATGAGCGGAAGTGGATCGGCAAAAAAGAGACGGGCATCGAGAACTTCCGCACGCAGTACCTCGCGGGCGTGCTGTGCGACGAGACCGGAAAGCTCTTGTTCAGCCGCGACCAGATCGACAAGCTCGCGAGCAAGTCGGGTGCGGTGATGGGCCGACTCTTTGATGAGGCGATGAAACACAACCGGATGACAGAGGAGGATGTGCAAGAACTGGGAAAAGGCTGAACGCGAGCCCGACGCGGCGGTATATGTTCGCGGTCGCTCGCGACTTGCACATGACCGTTGGCGAGTTGGGCACGCGAATGGATTCGGCCGAGTTCAGTGAATGGATCGCCTACAACCGATACTACTCGGCGTTGCCCGACTCGTGGCGGGAGACGGCGTTGATCGTCACGGCACTCCTGGCTCCGCACATCGGGAAGAACTCGAAACGACCCAAGCCCGAGGATTTCATTCCGATAGAGAAGCCGCCGCAGCACGAGTCGCAGGACATGGCGGCGTTGTTGGAGTTGCGACGGCAGTTCGGTCTCGGCGATCTCGAAGCGAACAATGGCTAACGTCCTCTCACTAGCGTTGCGGGTCACGGCTGACGCCAGCGGGCTGAAGCTCGATCCGGTGCAGCGTGCGCTTGTGGGGCTGGGGGATCAAGCGGACAAACTGAGCGGTCAGTTTGCGAAGTTCTCGGGCGACAGTGACGCGGCTGCGGCGGCACAAGAGCGGTTTGCCAAGCAGTCGCAGGATCTCATCAACACGCTCCGCGACGGTGGCAGTGCGACGGAGTTTGCCGCTGGGTTTGAGCGGCTGACAGAAGCGGCGAACAAAGAAGCGGCAGCGTTCGAGCGTGCGGCCCGCATCATCGAGGCGAACCTCACGCCGCTGGAACGGTTCGACCGCACCCAGGCGGAACTGAACGAGCAACTGAACGCCGGGCGGATCTCTCTGGACACCTACAACCGGGCGACCGAGAACGCCGCGAAGGGGCTGACCGACGCGGAGCGTGCGGCTCGCGGGCTGGCGGTGCAGCAGAAAGAAATCGACACCGCAGCGACGAGCACGACGCTCAAGTTCAACGAACTCTCGGGGGTGTTCTCGGTGCTGCCCGGCCCGCTGGGCAACATCGCGGGCCGCATCTCGGGCATCGCGAGTGCGAGCGAGGGGCTGTCGCGGGTGTTCGCGGGCGGGCTGAAGACCGGGCTCACGAGCATCGCCTCGTCGGTCACGGCTCTCATCAACCCGTTCACCCTCGCCCTCGCTGGCATCACGGCGTTCGCGGCTGGGGCGGCTGCGGTCGCTCGCGGGCTGGTGAGCCTGGAGGATCGCGTCGAGCGGCTTAGTCGCTTGGCGACCCAGTTGGGCGTCTCGTTCGAGTTCGTGCAAGTGTTGGAGGAAGCGGGCCGCAGAGCAGACGTTTCGATTGAGCAGTTGAGCGGCTCGTTCGCCCGGCTTCAGAACACGCTCGCGGGTGCAGACGAAGAGAGCAAGAAAGCCCAGGCGGCGTTACAGCGGCTCGGCGTGTCGGTTCAAGACTTCGGGGCACTCTCGGAGCAGCAGCGAATCGACCTCATCGGCGAGCGGCTGGCTGCGATCGAAGACCCTGCCCAGCGGTCAGCAGCGGCGATCGCCCTGTTCGGTCGCAGCGGCGTGCAGTTGCTGCCGTTCTTCAATGAACTCGGGCTAGCCGCGACAGACATGGAGCGGTTCGGGCGTGCCGTGTCAGATCTGGATCGCGAACGGCTCGCAGACTTTGGCGGAAGCATTGACACATTGAGCCTCGCTACCGAAGGGCTCGGCACGTCGCTCTTGCTCCCGTTCGTCGGGCTCGGTGACGGCATCGCTCGCGGGCTTGCGGAGGTCACGGCGGGCATCACGGCTATCGTTGATCCCATTGGGCGAATCCTTGAGCCGCTGTTCACAACCCTCGGGGCAGTCGTTGAGGCTCTTGGAGTTTCTCTAGGAGGGATCGGGCGAATCATCGGCGCAGTGTTTGAGCCATTTGCGACTGTTGTTCAGCAAGTCTTCGACGCAATGCGACCGCTCTTGGATCTCTTCTTGGATTTTCAGCGGACAATTGTTGATGGTGCTGTTGCTGTTGCAGAATGGGTTGTTTCGTTCACTCCCATCGGTGCTATCGCCGCCAACGTCGGAGCCTTGGGCGAGACGATTTCTCGCGTCGTGACGATTATCGTCACGTTGTTCCAGCGGGCTGGAGAGTTCGTTGGTGGGCTTGTCTCGCGATTCTCTGAACTTGTCGCACAGTCGCCATTGCTTCAGACGCTGGGCGACATCGTGAATGCGACATTTGGATCTGTTGCCTCAGTCTTCTCGACTATTGCGAATGCGGTGGGCGGCGTTGTCGGTCGGCTACTGACGCTTGCCGAAAACTTCCTTGGCATCGAGCGATCAGCGGAAAGTGCTGGCGAATCAGCCGGCAAGGTGTCTGACGGCATCGACAAAGCTGCATCCAGTACTGCCGATCTGGTTGCCCAACAAGAGCGAGCAGCCCAAGCGGCAGAGAAGCAGTCTGCCGAAGTTCAGAAAATCGTCGATGCCAGCTTAGAGCAGGCCCGAATCGAAAATGAGTTTGGTGGCGACTCGGCTCGTTTCAGAGCAGCGGAAAACCTACTGGCGGTGCAAGGCGAGATCGTTCGCGTCGAAGAGCAACTTCGGGCGGCCCGCGAGGCGGGAGACCAAGCCACGATTGATGCGCTCGCCTCGCGGCTGGCAGTCCTCGATCAAGTCGCCGCTCGGGAAGATGACATCGCAAGCGGTGCGAAGAGGCAACGAGAAGAGGCAGAGAGAGCCGCACAGCAAGCCACAGAGCAGGCAGAGCGTGAGGCAGAACGGGCTTCCCAGCAAGCCCAACGACAAGCCGAGCAGGCCGCCGCGCAGGCGGAGCGGGCCGCCGAGCAGGCTCGCCAGGAGGCTGAACGCGAAGCGGAAAGAGTGGCCCGCGAAGCGGAAAGGGCAGCCGAGCAGCGACGGCGGGCAGAGGAGCAAATCACTCAGCAAGTCGAAGCTGCCCGGTCAAAACTACTGGACCGCCAGTTCGAGATCGAACTCGCCCGCGCCGAAGAGCTCGCTACCGTCCGTACCGGCTCGGTCGAGATCAACGACCTCCGCTCGGGCGGCATCTCGGCATTCTTCGACACGCTGAAGGAAGACCCCGCCATCGCGGAAGCGAAAGCCCAGACGAAGGAACTCCAGGCGATGCGGAAAGAGATCGCCAAGCTGAACGCCGAGAAGGTTGACATACTCGCGGGGACGGGTTGACCATGAGCGTTCACTCCTGGCGAGAACTGGCGCGTACCGCGACGCATCTGATCGGGGCATCGCCCGAGTTCGAGCGGCGATTCATCGCGACGCTCAACGACCCGAACACGAACGCGGGCACGGTGATCGCGGCGATCGGCTGCACGCACGGCTCGTCGCACCCCGAGTACGCGTTCGCGACGTGCTACGAAGTCGAGGTCAACGAGGCGTATGAGGAGAACCGCTACTGGCACGAGGCGATCGCCCGGTACAAAGTGCCAGCGGCGAGCGAGCGAGACATCGCCCTCTTACCGTGGCTGCGGCCCGACGTATGGAAGTTTCAGACCCAAGGCGTCGCGGTGCCCGCCCTCTACTACTACGACGGCTCAACGCAGAAGCCGCTCACGAACTCGGCCGGCGACTATTTCGAGGGGCTGAGCGTCGATGAAGCCCAGCAGAAAGTCACGATCCAGAGCAACCGACAGAACTTCCCCTCGGCTCTCGCGGCAGCGGTCACGAACTGCGTCAACGACGGCAGCTACCTCGGCTTCCCACAGGACGGCGTGAAGGTGCAGGGCATCAGCGGCGAGCAAGCGGTTGAGTCGGTGAACGGGCAGGAAGTGCGGTACTGGAAGATCACGAGCGAACTGCTCTGCCGTCAGAGCGGGTGGAGCCTGCTCTTGCCCGATGTGGGTTTTAACTACATCGACGGTGGCGTGAAGAAGCGGGCCGATGTCGCGGGGCCGGACGGCGAGCAAGTCGCCTCCGCGAACCCGATCGCCCTTAACGGCAGCGGCGGCAAGCAGTCGGGCGCGACCTTGCCCGCGATCCTCACTCGCCGCGTCTACAAGCGAATCTCAATGTCACAGTATTTCGGCACGCCGCCGTCCTAGGAGTTCTCATGGCAGACATCAGCTACAGCGTGAACGTGAACGTCAACGCCGGTGCGTTGAACCAAAACCTCAACGCGTCGAACATCACGAGCGACTTCGCCACGACGGGGCTTCTGGCTTTGACGCTCAACGTGGGCACGAGCACCCAGGCGATCACCACGGCGTCGGCGTCGAGCCTCGGGCTGTGCTTCGCTCGGTCGCTGGCGACCGCTGGCACGCATACGATCTCGTTCGGCCGGGTGAGCGGCACGACGCTCTTCGAGACGGTGCGGCTGAAGCCGGGCGATGCTGCCGTGCTGCGGCTGGCAGCGGGCAACTATGCGGCCCAGGCGAACGCTCCCAACTCGCGGCTGCTCCTCCAGATCTTGGAGGAGTGAGTGAGTACCTCCCGCGTCGATTTCACTCGCGGTGCCGCCGAGCGGATCGCTGCCGTCGTTCGTCAAGTCGAGGGCGGCAATCGCGACGGGGCACCGCTGACATTTGGCAGGGTGGACACGCCCGGCGGC